CTGTGGCGGGCTCGCGAGGCGCTGCAGGATGCGCGACTTCCACGACGTGAGGCTCTCCTCGTCTGCGCCGTCGGTGGTCGCCGCGCCGACCGTGGCCGCGTTGTTGACGTTCGCCACCGGGACCGACATCGAGCCCGCCGCGCCCGTGTCGAGCGTGCCCGCGGCGCCGGCGGTCGATGCGGTGATGCTGCCCGTGGACGTGCCCGCCGAGCCACGCGAGACCGTCGCATCGAGGGTGTACTCAGCCCCGTCGGGGCCCGTGAATACCGCGCCCGCCGTGACGGATGCGGCGCCGGTGAACGTGATCGTCACCGGGTGAACGGCGGCGATGGCAGCGACGCGAGAGAGACCGAGCGCCGCGCCCCAGAGCGGGATGCCGTAATCGACCATGGTCGCCGGGTGAAGCTCGTTCGCGGCGGCCGTGGCGAACCCGTACATGCCCTTGATGGCGCCGGCCAGGGCGAACGCCGCGCCGCGGGCGAACGTGCCCTTGATGCGGACGTCGTCCTCGCCGGTGTCGGTCGCGATGTCCTCGCGGACGCGCGAGATGATGGCCCGAAGCGTCGGCGCCACGAGTGAGAGGCTAGCCGGCATAGTCACTCCAGAGCGCGGGCACCTGGACCACGATGGCCTGACCCTGCGCGGTGATGGTCACGGTCGAGTCGGCCCGTCCGCCGTCGAGCGTCGTGTTCACGGCGACCGCGTCGGCTAGGCCATCGTCGATGGCCCAGCGGAGCGCCGCGGTGATGGCGTCCTCGATAGCCCGCGCCGTCGGCGCAGAGCCGGCGGAGATGGCCCACAAGGTCGACGCAGCCGGGGCGCCGTCGGTGTAGGTGTCGCCCCACCATCCGCGCCGGTCGGCCGTGCCGTCGGGCGGGGGCCTGCCGGAGTCGAGGCGCGCGTCAGTGAACAGGCTCGTGAACACGAGCCGCTCCCAGGACAGCTCAGAGCCAGCGCCGGACGGCATGAGATCCCACTCGCCGAGGCCCGCGAGGCTTGCGCCGGTGCCGCTCACGCCGAAGTTCGTCGCCATCAGTCCACCGCCTTGACCACGGACGAGCCCGCGCCGACCGTTCCTGTGATGGTCCATCCGCCCGGCGGGGTCGGTAGCCCTGCGGCGGTCGCTGCAGCGGTTAGGATGGCGTACACGCTCGCGTTGCTCGTGAGTGAGATGGTCGCCGAGATGCTGTCGCCCTCCCGCGTGACCGCCTTAGTGGCACCGACGCCGAGCTTGACCGTGGACGCGCCGAGGATGATGGCCTTGCCGCCGCTGGCGAGCGCATGCACCGCCGTCTCTCCAGCAGCGAGCGTCGGTCGATTGGTCGGGTCTTGCACCATGGCGACGGCGTGATCGCCGTCTGACCCCACGTTCAGGGCGATGATGTTGCCGGTCGTCGGCGCGGACGCCAGACCGGCGGGCTCGAGGAGCTCTACGTCAGTGTCCGACTCGACACCGGCGCTCTTGTACTGCACGCGCGGGAGCGTTCCAGTCACGGCGCGGTAGGCGAGCAGCGCCCCGCGGTGGACCGTTTCGAGTAGTCGGCTGACCGTGCTCATCGGGTCGCCCTCGCCTTGTTCGCGGCGGCCTTGACCTGCGCGTCGGTGAGCAGCCACATGCCCGGCGCGGCCGGGTCGGACGCCCGCCAGTAGCCCGGCGTGGTCGGCTCGGCCTGCAGCCAGAGCGGCACGCCGGTGGGCTTCTTCTTACGGCCCGCCACCGGCGCCGGGTCGAACTGCGCGAACGCCTCGGACGGCTGAAGCTCGAGCGTCGTCGTCGTGCCCTCCGCCGAGCGCGATAGCGTCACGGACACGATCAGGAGCGTGGCGTTGAGCAGTGCCCGATCGATGCGAACGTGCTGCAGACGGTTCACCGTCCAGAGCTCGCCCGCCGCGTTGGTCCACCCGGGGACCGTGACGGTCACGCGAATAGAGCGCCCGTAGCGCGTGAGCATCTCCCACGCGGCGCGCTCAAGGCAGGCGGCCGGGTCGGTGCGCCCCTCGGGTCGGATGACGAGCACGCGGCGGCGCTGCACAGACGCATCGGCGGCGCTGGCCTGGACGGTGGCTGCGTCGCTGGCGGTCGTGTTGGCGTCGGTCGCCCGCTGCCCGCGACAGACCACGGCGCCGAAGCGCTCGGAGCCCTTATAGGCGCACTGGCTCGTGAGCATGTTGACGCCGTCTCGGAGCCCGCCCGTCATCTTCTGCGTGCTCGCCCGCGTGAGCACGAGGCGGCCCTGCGCGTCGTCGGTCACGAGCAGGCTACGAAGGCGCGCGGCCCGCTCGATGGCGGCAAACAGCGTCTCGCCCTGCTGCAGCGCAAAGCGCGGGAGGGGTCGGCCCGTGTCGACCTCGGCCACTACTTCGACGCCGTAGCCGGCGGCGAGCGACTGCGCGATCCCGAGCACAGTCGTGTCCGTCCAGCGGTGCGGCCCGTCTGGGTCCATGCAGTCGATGAGGTCGGCCGTCTTGCTCCGGCCCACGATGCTGACCGCGGTCGAGTCCTTGCTGGCGGCTACGGTCACGTCGTCTACGTACCCGTCGATGATCGTCACCGGGGCGCCGCCGTCGGTCGAGAGCGTCAGCTTCGCCAGGGACTGCGGCCGAACGATGACGGGCGACTTCGCCGAGCTGCCCTCGAACGCCTCCAGTTGGAACGACGCGGACGCCTGTTCGATCGAGCGCGTGATGGTGACGGATGTCCACGAGGTGAAACGCTTGCCGCCCACCTCGAGGCTCACGACGTGCTTGGGGAGCGTGCTCATGCGGTGAGCACCTGCAGCGCCTCGGCCGGGACGAACAGCGGATGGATGATGCCGTTGCGCGTCAGGATCTCGTCGGTGCGCTCGGTGTCGCCGTAGAGGCGCGCGGCGATGGTCACGGCCGGGACGACTGCCGGCGGCGTGAACGTCGTCACGCGGGCGAGGCGCGCGGCCCGTGCGGTCACGTCCGAGACCACCGCCATGCGGAGCCCGGCGCACGCGGCGGCGCCGTCATCGCTCGCGGAGAGCTGCTCGTCGGTGAGCAGCTGCGAGAGCGCGTCACGCTCGGCGATCGCGTCGTCGTGGACCGTCAGATCGGTGTCGCGCAGCACTCGAGCAGCGGCGGCCAGAGACGCCTGTGTGAGCAGTCGGCGCACGGCGTAGGCGTTGGCGATGCGCTGCCGAGCGTCGTCGGTATCGGGCACCGCCGTGGCCATCTCCTCGCCGGCCGCGGTCGCGAGCGAGCGCAGCCCCACGAGGTCGCCGATGCGCGCGAGCAGTCCGGTGATGGCGTCGGCCAGGTCGGCAGGCGCTTGCGCCAGCGCGGAGACGCGCGCCTTGATCGCGGCGATGTCGGCGATGATGTCGGCCGCGTCGGCGATGATGGCGAACGGGGTTGCAACGACCGCCTCGACCGCGTCGAGCACGCCGCTCACGGCGGCCATGGCGTCGGTGAGCACGCCCGGGAAGCCCGACACGTCGAGGGTGTCGGCGAGGTACTCGGCCACGGACACGTCGAGCGCGGCGGCGGCGCCGTCGAGCTCCTCGCCGGTGTCCACCGTGATGAACTCGAGCTCGCCCGCTTCCACGAACGAGAGCGAGAACATGAGCGCGCGGCCCTGGTCCCACGACAGCGTCATGGCGTAGTCAGTGGCGTTCACCATCAGCTCGCCGAACACCGGATGAACGAGCAGCCCGGGGCCCTCGGCCTCGAGCGCCTGCAGAAGCTCGAACGCCTGCGCCTGTGCATCGTCTCCGATGACGTAGGCGGCGAACGGGGCGAGGCGGGGCTTGCGCCCGAGATCCTCGGTCACCGCCTGGTCAGAGCCCGGCATCTCATAGACGGCGACGCGGCGGCCGCCGGAGAAGCTCACGCTCTCGACCTCGAACGGCACGCCTCGGAACGCGGCGAACCGGAGGCTATCGGTCCACTCGGCCATCAGGGCGCCCCCGTCCCGACCTGGCGGGCGCCGGTGTTGACCGTGGCCTTGCCGGGACCGCTGACCGTGGCCGTGGCTTCGACGCCGGGGGCGGTCTTGATCTCGACGGTGATCTTGTTCTCCTGCGGCGCGATCTGCTTGCCGAAGATCATGCCGCGGCGCTGCTCAGCGGTTTGGCGCCCTGCTGCCGTATCGATGGCGGCGATGGCGGTCGGCGCCGTGCCGCGCCGTTCCATCTCTGCGCGCACAGCGCCAGAGCCGACGCGCTCGTAGCTGGCCCGAAGCTCGGCGTCTGTCGCGTTATCGACGGCGCCGGTGTAGTTGTTGTCGAGGTCGTACGGGTTGACGCCATCGGGGTTGCTGTCGCCCTGCGCGAGAACGACGGACGCGACGGATGCGGCGGCACCTAGCGCACCCACGCCGAAGCGCGAGAGGAACCCTCCCGTAGCTGCGGCGCCCGCGCCTGCTCCGCCGGCTGCGGCGGTGGCGGCCTGCGCTGCGGCGGCGGCCGTGCGGACCGCGGCGAGTGATGTCACGAGACCGGACAGAGCACTCAGGACCTTGACGCCGCCCATGATCAGGAGTGCGTTACCGAGGCCGCCGACGGCGTCCACGGCTTTCCCTGCGTACTCCCACAGCTTTTTGACCCCGCCCCAGATCGCCGCTATGCCGTCTCCGACCGCGACCCAATCGACTGACTCAATCGCCTGCGCGATGGCTTCAAAAACGGCGCCCATCTTCTGCGAGATCAGCTCTCGGTTCGCTTCAATCCACTTCGACAGCTTCTCAAGGAGCGGCGACAGAATGGGGAGCAGCGCCCCGCCGATGGTCGACTTGAGCCCGTCGTACTGCGACTTGAGCCGCTTCAGCTGCCCATCCACCTCGCCCGCCTTCTTGGCCTGCTCCGTCGACACCACACCGTCCTTGAGCTTCTGCTCGCGGAGCTTCTTGAGCGCCTCGCTTCCCTGGACGGCGAGCAGGGCCATGTCCTTGTTGCCCTTGCCGAACGCGAGCCCAGCGACCATGGCGCGGTTGCTCGCGTCAGGAAGCTCCTCCATCGCGGCGACGTAGAGCCCGAGCGCCTCCTCCGTGTCGTTGGTCTTTTTGAGCTGCTCGAGCAGCGCCGGGGAGAGCTTCTTGAGCCCGGCGGCGAGCGGTCCTGTGCCGGCCTTCGCTGCGGCGAGCCCGACCGCGAAGCGCTCGATGGACGCGTTGAACATCTCCGTCTCGACGTCGGACTGTTCGGCCGCGTAGCGCCACGCCTGGATGGCCTCGACCGAGAGGCCGGTCTTGTCGGCGAAGGCGCCGAGCTCGTCGCCCGTGTCGGCGAGTCCTTGGATGAAGTCGCCGGCCGAGCTGACCGCGCCAGCGATCAGGAGCCGCGCCTGGTTCAGGTTGCCGAGGAACTCGGTTGTCTTGGCGACGCCGGACGCCAGCGTGCGGACGCCGCCTGCCAGCTTGTTGATGTGCCCGGTGACGGCCTTGCCAATCTTGGCGATGGCGCCCGAGGCGTTGTCGGTGGCCGAGACGACGATCTTGGTTGCGTAGGTCGTCGCCACTACTGAGCCCCCTTTCTCGCCTCATTCACCGCGGTCGTCGTATCGATCCACCAGAGCAGCTCATCGACCTCGAGCCCGAGCGCATCGCGCGGGCCCCACCCGTAGCGCTCGGTCAGTGCTCCGACGATGACCCGCCAGTCGGCGGGGAGTCGGCCAAAAAACCGAGAACGACCCCCACGAGTTGTGTCGCGTCGACCAGGTCGAGTTTGCCGACCGTGGCCGGGAGGATGCCGTCACAGATGCGCGGCACGACGTGGCGCGTGAGCTCCACGCAGTGCGTCGACAGACCCGCGCCGATGCCCGGTCCGAAGCCGGTTAGGTCTTCGAGCCGAGGGCGCCGAAGGAACCGGATCTCGTCGATGACGCGGCCGATCTGCTTCACCGGGTACCGGAGCTTGACCACGGCGATCGGGTCGTCCGGCACCTCGAAATCGTCCTCGAGTTGCGGCGGAGTTGGCGCCCGACGGCGAGGCTCAGTTGCTGGCGGCGGAGGCGGGACGGCGCGACGCGTCGCCGGAATGGTCGGACGCGCGGCCATTACGGATCCTCGCTCTCACACGTCTGTGCGAAGCACTCGAGGTCCACGGTGCCGTCGACCACGTTGTGCGGGAAGTTGCCCGTGCTGGTCAGGCCGGTGAACGAGTAGACCCGCCCGCCGTCGAGACGAACCTCCGCCTCCGTGTTCACCATGCTGGCGAACGCCGCGGCGTCGATGCCGGGGAACACCTGCACGGTCGCCTTGAGGCTCGCCGGCTGCGGCTTGCGCGTGAAGCTCACGTTGCCCTGGAGACTCGTCTTTGCCTCACGGATGACCGTGGCCGGGTTCACCTCGAACGAGCCTTCGACCTGGATGTCTCGCCCGCCGATGCGGACGAGCATGACGCCTGCCTGTAGTGCTGCCATGGCGACGACTCCTTACGCGGACGGGAGGGTGAGATAGGGGCGGACCGTGACGGCCTGCACGTTGAGCTGGCCCGCGAGGTAGAGCGGCACCGCCGCGTCCACCCGGTTCGGGTTCGTGCCGTTGATCTCGACGAGCAGGCCCGCCTTGAACGCATCGATCCCCTGCACGTGCGCGGACCGGATACGGCTGCGGTACCAGCCGATGTAGAGCGCGCGGATGTTCGCCGGGTCGATCGCCGGCGTGCCCGGGGCGACGTCGGACGCGTCGGCCACGAGGATCTTGTTCTGCGTGCTCGCGCGGATGACGCCGCTCATGTCGTCGATGAGGTACGCCAGGTTGAACGAGGCGTTGATGCTCTGCAGCGTCGTGTCGGCCGCGCCGTTTCCGTCGGTGCGGTAGGTCGAGACCGCCGCGCCGATGCGGACCGCGCCGAACGCGTCGCAGTAGAGCGTGGCGATGCCGGCGTTGTTGAGCGTCGTCCGCTCGGTCGGCGTGAACTGCACCGACGGCGCCGGGGCCTTGACGCCCACGAGAGCGATGTCACCGAGCGGGCGCGCGGCATGGCCGCGGATGGACTTGGCGACCTGGCCCGCGAACGCCGCCACGGTCATCCAGATCGGCGTGGGCGACTGGTAGAAGCCAAGGTGGCAGAGGTGGCCCGAGTTGCGCGAGGCGCCCGCCGTCGTGAGGTTGCCGACGGTGTCGTCCATGCCCGTGAACGCGACGGACTTGAGACCGCGCGCCGCGCCCCACCGAGACAGGAGTTCGGCCTCGACAAGGTCTAGGTTCGTGTCGTCCGAGTACGGAACGACGATGAACCGGAACTCGAGCCCGCCGATCGCCGTGAGTGCGGCGGTGATGGCCGTATCGGTGGCGCCGCTCGCGAGCTGCGTCACGGTGCATGCCAGGCCGGCCGGGAGCGCTTGGCCCGGGGCGTAGCCGATCCGCATGTCGATGTCGTTGCCGAGCGTGCCCTTGTGGCGACACGTAACGGTGACGGTGCCAGTGGACGCGGTCGCCGTCACGGGGAGGTACGTGGCCGCGGTGATGGCCGCAGCGACGGCGGCGCCTGCGACGGTCGCCGAGTCACCGTTGCTCACACCGACGGGCAGGTAGTAGCCCGCGACGTAGAGCGGGATCGTTCCGCTCGCCGTGGCCGGCCCGGTGAACGCGAGCGAGCCCGATGCCGCCGTGCCGCCCGCGTCGTCGGTGATGGCGCAACACCAGACCTCGCCGTTCGGGTCGTTCGCCACATAGGCCTCGTACTGCAGCGCCAGCTGCGAGCCGATGCCGTAGAGCGTCCGTGCCTGGTTCACGCTGGTGACCAGCTGCGGCGTCGATGCGCTCGCCGTGCCGGCGCTGCGCTTCTGGCCGATGATGCACGTCTTGTAGGACGTGCCCGCCGGAGCCGTGCCCGTGCGGTCGAGCTGCACCGCGTAGCGGCTCTCGAGGGTGTTGTTCGGGACCTCGGGGATCGAGATGCTCATGGCGTTACGCCTCCTCGGGCGGTGCGGTGCTGGTTTGGTCGGTCACGTCGCCGTCACGGAGTCGAGCGCGCCAGTAGTGATCGACGGTGACCCACTGGCCGAGCTCGGCCAGGACGAGCCCGCCATGCGGCCCGCCCGAAGGCTGCGGCACGATGAGTGCGCGGCCGGGGCGGCGCTTGTCCTGTGCCGGCACGAGGAACGCACGGGCAAGGCCGCGCTTCGTCTGCGGCGCTGGCGGCGCCAATGGCGCGATGGTCTTCGTCGGCTTCACGGGGTCGGCTCTCCGTCGAGCTCGTCGAGGGCGGCGTTTGCCTTCACCTCGTCACTCGGCTGCAGGCTCACGGCCTGTTTGATGGTGTTGAGCGGCTCTCCGCCGGTGCCGACCGTGCGGGAGCGGCGGTGCGTCAGGTCGAAGCCGAACACGGCGTATCCGACGCGGCTCGACTCGGTCTCGCGCGTGATGGTCGACGGGTTGATGGCGAGGCCGGCGCCCACGTACTGGCTCGCCCAGGCCTGGTCATCCCAGAGCGCCGCAAAGGCCTCGTCCTCGAGCGTGTCGATCGACTCCGCGATGTCGGCCTCGGTGCCACTGTCGCGGGCGAAGCACTCCACGACGAGCGTCACGGTCTCCTCGACCACACCGGCCCGGTTGCCGCGTGCCTGCCGCTTGACCTGCGTCGTGTGGACGATGAGCGCCGGAAGTTCCGTGGTCGGGCGCGTCGGCTCGGACGTCTGGAACGGCTTACGGCGCGAGTCGTAGACGCGCGAACCCGCCGACGTCGAGGCGGCCACGAGGCGCGTCACGGCGTCGGTTCTGACGTCGGTGACCCAGCTCACGACGCCACCAGAAGGGCCATCGACTGGCCCTCGCCGTCGGGTTGCATCGACTCGATGATGTAGGTCGACCCATCCCGAACGAGCGTGATGGTGTCGCCCGGGATAGGGACGGTCGCGTAGTCCGCGAGCCAGAGCCACACCGCGGGGCGTGACTCCTGGATGGGCGCGTCAGCGCTCGGAAGCGCCGCGACGTACTCGCGATCGAACCGGGCCCGCGCTTGTGTCGATGTTCCCGACGTTGGTGTGTGCGTGATCAGCGTGCCCGCAAGGGTCCGCGTGATCCGTCCGGCCGCTGTCGAGAGAGCATCGAACACGAGCGCGCACCTCAGCCCTTACGCGGCGATAGCCGGGACGTGGTACAGGACGTTGCACACCAGCTTGCCGGCGGTGAGCGCCTCGACCGCGACGACCGCGCAGAGCGTGCGCGCCGCCGTGGTCATGATGGCCGCGGCCGGAACCGCCGGAACGAAGACGCCCGCGTCCCACGGGTTCGCCACGTTGCTGATGGCGAGCGCCGTCTTGAGGCAGTCATCGTCCTGCGTGGTCACGCCGAGCGCGATGGTCGCGGCGTCGGTCGCGGACGTGAACGTCGTGATGACGTAGTAGTCGCGCTGGACGATGACCGCGCCGCTCGGGAGGCTGCCGCCCACGAGCTCGTGCGTGCCGATGGCCTTGCCGCCGGTGGCGTTGAACACCGCGGTGCAGACCTGCAGGCCCGAGCGCTGCGGGGTGAGCATGCACTCGCCCGTGGTGTCGCCGGACGCCGCGGCGACGGTGCAGACCGCGACGCGGGGACCGATGGCCTTGGGCGTCAGAACGCTGTTGGTGGCGTCCCAGTGCAGGTCCATGCCGACCGTCCAGGCCTCGGCCGCGATGTGCGGCGTGCCGCTGATGGCGGTCGAGACCTTCGCGATGCGGAACAGACCTTCCGTGGCCGCGGTCACCTTCTCGCCGCTCGACTGCGTGGTCACGGGAACCACGAGGTTCGTACCGATGAGGTACGGCGTACCCGAAACCGTGCCGGCGGCCGGGGCCACGAGCGCGACGGTGTCCGAGTCTCCGAGGTAGTTGTTCATGCTCTCTGTCTCCTGTTGCTCGGTGTCGTGTTCGTGGCCTGCCGGCCAGGGGCCGGCGGACCGTGCGGCGATTACACGCCGGGGTTGTAGGCGAGGCCTCGGGCGTCGATGACCTTCACCGCGAACGCGAGGCGGGCCTGGATGACCAGGTTGCCCGACTGCCACTCGGGGTTGCTGTCGATGACCACGCCGTTCTCGCCCGCGAGGTAGGCGTACTGGATGGTCTCGAACATCATCGGGTCCGCGCTCGCGTACCACTTGTTCGCGTTGGTGAGCTCGCCGTCCACGATGACCTCGAGCGCACGGAACTCGTCGTCGATGACGTCGCTCGTGCCCTGCGGGTAGTACTGCGCGACGGTGAGCGCTCGCGCCGCGGTCTCGTGCTCGGGCGGCACAATGATCTTGCGCATGATGATGTTGAGCGGACGGCCCGTGCCGCCGGAAGCGGCGAGACTCGTCTGGCGACGCATGAGCGTACGCAGCTCGGAGAGCGTCGTGGCGCTCGGGGCCGCGTGCGTGGAGCCCGTGTTGGACGAGTCCCACGAGATGCCCGTGAGGGCGGCGTAGGCCAGAGAGTTCTCCTTCTGCGCCGCGGCGACGCCGAACTTGCGCGGGATGAGCGTGAGCCCGCGGAGGTCATCGTTGACGATGGCCTTGCGCGTGATGGCGAAGCCGCCAGCGTAGTCGGTGAGGTTCATCGACACGTTCGACTCGGCCATGTTGCCGAGCTTCGGGGTCGCGCCCTCGGGGAGCTCGGACAGCGCCGACACGTCGCCTAGGAGGATCTCCGACCGGCTCTTGTAGTCGGTGAGGGGCTCGCCGAGGTAGGCCCAGCGCTGGTAGGTCTTCGTGACCAGATCGTAGCCCTTGCGGAGCGACTTGCGCGCGGTGTTCGCGAGCAGGTACGGAAAGTCCGAGGTGGACATCGCACCGCCACCGGAGAGGCGGACGAAGTCGACCGCGCCGCGCTCGGTGCGGAGCTGCGTCATGGCGATGTTCGCGACCTGGTCGTTGCTCATGCCGACCACGTCGATGCCCGCGTCACGGCACGCAAGCGCCGCCATCTGCGAGAGCGACGCGTGGCGGTACTCGCGGGCGTACGGGTTGTCCGAGTCGCTCGGCATCGCGCCGAGGTTCGAGCGGGCGAGGATCACGGCCTCCATCGCGGCGCCGCGCTTCTGGCACTCCTCGGTGCCGAGCTCGATGCGGCCCGCATTGACCTGCGTCTTCTGCACGGGGCTGATCGAGAGCTTGGCGTCGATCTCGACGCGGCGGTCGAAGAACTTGGCGCGGGCGTCGGCGAGGCTCACATCCGAGTCGAGGCACGACGCCAGGAGGCGCTCGTTCTCGGCGCGGTCGCCCTCGTCGGTGCACTTGGCGAGGATGGAGAACGCGGTGCGGATACCGCCGAGCCGCTCACGCTCGGCGCGGCGCTCGGCGGCCTTGAGGTCGGGCGACAGCTCGGCCGGGGCGTTGACGGTGCTCATGGTGTCGGGCTCCTGTGCCTGATGGGAAAGCGTGTGCGAGCCGGGATCGGCTCCAATGGGGACGGCCGAGATTTCGACTGGCTCCCAGTCGTCGGCACGGAACAGCGGGCGGGCCCGCTTCTCGTCTGGCGTGTCGATGCGCGTCAGGGCGTGGATGTTGGCGCCCACGGACACGTTCGCGATGATGCCGTCTCGCAGCTTCTGGACGGTGTCGGCGTCACACGGCGCGCTCGACAGCGCGACCGTCGCGAGGCCCTTGCCGTCCACGATGCGCGCGGAGCCAGGAACCACCTTGCCGATGACGGCCGACAGGCTGTAGTCAGCGTGGTTGTCGAGGAACGGGGCGTGGTCGTTGAGCCGCTCGAGGCGGACCGCCTTGGGCTCCATCGACAGCGTGAGGTCGTACGGGCCCGACGTCTCGTAGCCATCGAAGCCGCGGTACCGGCCATAGCGCCGAACTTCTGCGCCCGTGTGCCAAACGCACTCGATGGTGTTGGCTTCGGGGTTGAAGCTGGACGGCGCCATGGATGCGCGAAGCCGAGCGGTATCGCTCGGTTGCGACTCGGACACCTGAACGCTTGTGCAGTGATCGGCCACGCACGCACGATGCCGATCACGTGTATGCGCGTCAAGTCATTCAATCAGGATTTTAGATGGGAAAGCTACGCGGCGGGAGCAGGAGGCGTCGCCTGGAGTGTGCCACCGGCGGCAACCTGCCACGGGTTGCCGTCGAAGACAATGCCGGCGGCGGCCAGGGCGGCGGCGCTGCGCTTGTGGCTCTCGATGAGCTCGTTCAGGTCTTTGCCCTTGCGCTCGGCGGCCTCCTCGAACGAGACCATGCCCGAGCGCATCTCGGCGATGTCCGCCTTTGCGCCGCCCTCGCGGTCCATCTCTTCGTGAACTGGCCAGTGGTGGCGCACGGGGTAGCCATCGGCGCGGGGCGGAATGAGCCCCGCCGCGATGCACGTCTCGATGAAGGCGGCCCATACGCGGTTGAGGAACATCGGTTCAAGAACAGTCTCGCGCCACGAGTCGATGATCTGGCGCGTCACGACATCTCCGACGCGATAGCTGGCCCAGGTGACCTGCGACAGGTCGCCGAAATGCTCGTACATCAGACCGATGCCGGTCGCGATGGTGCGCTCTTCGACGCGGATCGCCGTGTCGTATCCGCCGCTCGGCTGCGGTGCGTGGAGGTCGAGCTCGTGGCCAGTGGCCACGTTGTAGATTCCGCCGGGCGAGAAACGATCGACAGGGTTGCCGGACTGGTCCTCGATGTAGCCAGACGGCCCGACCTCTTCCCCTTCCTCGCCCTCGTCGGGCGCCATTCCGTCGGCGTTGTCGCCCTGGATGGTAGCGAACACGCACGCCTCAGCGCGGGCGCGGATGCGCTCGGCCTCGCGGCGCTTCTCGTGCTGGCGCATGGCGTTCAGTACCGGGGCCATGCCGGATACGCCGCGGCTCTGCCCGATGCGGATAGGGTCGAACGTGTGCGCGATGATGGCCTCGGGCACGCGCACCGATTGGCCAGTGAAGTACGCGACCGACCGATCGCCAGGGTGGCGCGGCCATAGCCAGTAGGCCGAGATGCGCCCGATCGGGTCGTACTCCACACCCTGGACGATGCGAGCGCCGGTCGACAGCTCCTCGTTCTTGAGGTGGTCGAGGTGGTCGGCCTCGAGCATCTCGAGTTGCATCGGTACCGTGAGCCCGTCGGACAGGCGGCGCGGGCGGAAACGGCAGAGCGCCTCGCCGTCTCGGAACGTCGAGCGCCATAGCAGCCGTTGCAGGCCGTAGAAGTCGAGGTAACTCGACGTGCTCGCCTGCTTCGCCCACGCGTCGAAGAGCGCGTTGACCCGCTTGTCTATGGCGGGGTCGCCCGTGGCCGATCGGCACGAGCAACCCTTTCCGACCACCTTGGTCTCGATGATGCGGAGCGCCCGCGCTGCGATGGGTATGTTGCGCTCGGCGTCGCGGGCACGGTCGCGGATGAGCTCGCGCTGTCCGAACTCCTCAGCGTCCGCCGAGGTCGGGGGCGCCTGCCAATCACGCGTGGTCGGGCCGCGGGCGGCGGCGTCGAAGGCAAAGCGCTCGGATGTAGGCGCGGGCGCGGGCAGTGCCGGCCGCTCTGGCGTCAGTGCCGAGAACCAGCGCTTCGGCGAGTACCAGGGGAGCGTGCTCATCGGAACCCCGCGACGTGCAGCCGGCGCTTGCGGCGCGCGGGCGTTAGGTAGGCGTCCATGCGCGCGAGCAGGTCGAGCATCTCGGCCATCGAGCGGAGCGCGGCCGACTTCGACCCGCCGGAGCCAGAGTGCGTGAACGACTGCGCGCCGGTCGCGATGGCGGCCTGTAGTTCGTCGCGCTGCGCCTGAGTGCAAGCAAAGGGCTCGGCCATGTCACCACCAGTCGCCGGACGCTCCGGCGTAAGCGGCCGGACGTCTCCGGCGTTCGCGCCGTGGACGGGGCGCGACGGTGACAGCTTCGGGCGCGAACGCACCACTGTCAACGCGTTCAGTGGTTTGGGCGCTTTTCGCCATAGCTTGCGCGATCTTGACGGCGCCCTGACGGACGAGCGCGTGAATGGCGGCGTAGGCGTAGACGCGACAGTCAAGGGCCTCGTTGCGCCGCCCCGCGGCAAGCTCCCACGTCTGCTTGCGGATCCCCTTGGTCTTGGCCGTGACGAGCACCTCGGCTGTGAGTTCGTCGAAGTAGTCGTCGGACCGGCCGTCAGGGAAGTGACTGCACCCAGGCTGCCCGATGGGTGCGCGGAGCCGGTGGTAGATGTCCGTCTTCGCCTCGTGCACGTTGACGTTGCGGAGGTCGATCCGGCCGGTCACCTGATGCGAGACCTTGTCCGGCCAGATGGGCCCGTCGTTGCGACCCTTGATGCCGTAGATGCGGCGGGCCCGCGGCGCCTCGCGCACGAACTTGTAGACGTTCGTGCTTTGGTCTCCGGTGTCGACGCACGTGGCGCGGATCTCCATGTCCCGACCGTCGGCGCTCTTGTACTTGCGCCGGAGCGCGGCGGCGAGCTCGGCCCAGACAGAGCGGTTCGGCGTGCTCGGTGACCAGATGCCCTTGGCCGGTAGCGCGGTCGGGTCGCCGTCGATGCGTAGGTAGTCGACCGACCACGACTCGAACCCGTCGCCCCACGCGACGACCTCCATGGCGACGTAGCCGCGGTGCGGCTGAATGTCGACGCCGGCCGTGAGCACGACCGCGCCCGACGGAACCTCGATAGAACGACCAGCGCCCCAGCCCTTCTCCACCCGACCGGCCAGACCCTTGGCCTCGACCGACGACAGTTCGCCCGCGTCCCACGCTTCGCCCAGGACGAGGTTGATGAACTTACGGAGCGCGTTCGGTCCGTCCTTCTTCGCACGCACGAACTCCTTGGCGATCTCACCCCAGGTGTTCCACGGCGAGTACAGGCCCGAGAGCAGGAACCCGACGCGCGTCTTGTCGCTCGTCTCGCGCGTCGCCTCCCAGTGGCCGGCCGTGAGCATCGCGCCTTTCTGCGAGTGCTCGATGGCCTGCAGGCAGTGCGCGCACTGGTAGCGCGCGGTCTCGGGCTTGCCGTGGTCCCATATGAGCCCGCCGCGCCCGTTGTCCCACTTGGTGCCCTCGAGCGGCTTCATGATCGCGCTGTACTCGCCCGGGGTGAACTTCAGCACCTGGAAGGCGCCACAGTGCGGGCACGGCACGAAGTAGCGCCGCATGTCCGTGTCGAGCACCTCGGCCTCAACCCGTGACACCTTGTGGATCGTCGGCGTGGACGTGATGAGCGTCTTCCGATTCACGAAGGTCTTTTGCCGCTGCAGGACCATGCCGAGCCGGTCACCATCGGCGTCGTTGCCGTCGTTCCATCGGTCGACCTCATCGCAGAACGCATCGCACACGTGCGTGCCTGACAGGCCGTTGGGGCTGTTGGCGCCCACGAGCGTCAGGTGTCCGCCCGGGAACTCCTTGTCGAGGATGGTGTTGCCGCTGTCGCGCTCGCGTGGGTCCTTCACCTTCTCCGAGAGCGGGGGCTGAGCGAACAGCGGCGCGATGCGCTTCTTGCTGTACTTCTCAGCCTCGCCGATCGTCGGCTGCACCATGAGCATGGACGTCGGGGCGTAGTCGGCGACGTAGCCCACCCAGTTGTTGCCGACGGCCTCGCTCTTGCCGAGGGCTGAACCCCACATGAGCACGACCACCTCGGCCGGGTGCTCGTGGGCCAGGACGTCAAGTGGCTCGCGCTGGAACGGCGCGCGGTCGAACCGGAACGGCCCGTACTCGCCCGCCTCCTTTTTCGTGAGCACGCGGTAGCGCTCGGCCCACTGGCTCGGCGTCAGGTACGGCGGCGGCTCGAGAGAGGCGGCGAACGCCGCGACGTACGGCGGAGGCGCGCTCATGCCTTGCCCTTCTTCGCCGGCTTCGGCTCAGTGGCCGGGGCTCCCGCGGCGGCGGCGCCGACGTTCGCGATCTTCTTCGCGGTCGCGGTGAGCACCTGCCGGCATTCCGCCTCGAGGCGTGCCTTGATGGCGCGGGCGTCGCTCATCGCGGCGAGCTCGTGGCACAGGCGAGCGCCGAGGACCATTACGCCGTCACGCAGCTCGATGGCCGCCGCGTTCCAGGCTCGCGTGATGGCCTCGGCCTCGACCAGCTCGCCCGCCTGCCGCCGGTCGTTGCGCTCGAGGATGCGGCGCTCGGCGATGAGCTTGAGCGTGCGCTCGCGCTCGTAGCGCTCGGGCGTCAGGTCGGTGTCGTCGTCGGTGTCTGGCCTGGACGGCTGCGCGGGGGCGGACGCGGATTGTAACTCGGCCTTGCGGCGGGCGATGACCTCGGGCGTCCGCGACGTCGTCGTTTTGACGTTCTTCGCCCACTGCGTGATCAGGTCGTCGAGGACCCAATAGCTCACGCCGCCCACCACCGCGGCCGGGGTGATGTTCCCCCGCTGCTGATGATGCGTGATCGTCGATGGCCCGACGCCGATCGCCTGCGCCGCCTGCGAGGACGAGACCATCCCTGGAGGCATCTTAGCCTCAATGTCCGCGCGCGTGCGCGCGTAAGGCTTTGTTTCTACTGACATTTTCCGTCACCTACCTAGCTCGACGGCGGGCAAGCTCGCAGAAACC